TGGCGTTGCGCCGCGATGCCCCCGAAACCGCGCGACTAACCGCGATCAATCTAATAATCAATGGAATGAATAGCGAAGAACGGGCGATCAATCAATCAATCAATCAGTCTGCTGTAGATCAATCAATCAGTCTGCTGTAGATCAATCAATCAATCCGCTCATGCGCTATCCATCCATCAGGCTACAAAAAGTTGGTAGGGCAACCGAAGTCGCCCTACCGCTGGTGTTAACTGATGTCGTGCCAATGCCAACGGTTAGGTTCGTCAAAATTGGGCTCCTGAAGGTTCGGTTTAGCCTCAAGTTTTTTCCAACTTGGTTGGCTACCCTCAATGTACTTAAACCAAGCCTCTTGTTTACTGTCAGCCGTAAAGACGTCCTTGCCGTGGTAAAAAATTTCACAGTCCTGATTGCTCCAACTTGGGCAACCGTCAGCGTCAAAAAGGTCCTCGTCCTTTTCATAGTTTATGTACACGTTTTGGTAAAACCGCAAACCCTGTATAAGTGTTAGGAGGTCAACTGCATTCACATTGTGTATGTGCATAGCAGTAGTAAAGCTATTATGATGATCAACTATGTATAACATTTTGTTACTCCGTTTGTAGCCGTTGGCGTTATTGCCAACACCTATATAATAGCAGTTTACACGGCTAAGTGCGTCTTTTGTGCTCACTGAGCCTTTTTTGTACTCAGTGAAGTCGTGCAAGTTCAGGCGACCTCAGACAGAGGGGTTTTGATTATTAGTATATATGTTCATGTATACTAATAAGAGATTCATCTTCGTCGTTCTTTGTCAATCAATCAATCCATCAAATAAAAAAGGGCGACCCGAAGGTCGCCCTCGTTGGAGTGGAGTGGCTTACGCTGGGATAACATAAAGCTCCACGAAGTTTTTGCCCCATGTCGCTTTCGCGCTGGCTGACTGTCCGCCGTTAAGAGCGTCCAGCAAAGCGTGGAAACGACGCGCCTTAATTGAGCGGTGAGCCATATCGACATCCTGCAAGGTAACAGCTTCCTTGCCGGAGTTGATCAATTGCCAAACCACCTTGCCGCGTAGGACAGACTTAGGCGACCCGTCTGCATCATACAGAGTACGCTTGCTTTCAAAGGGGAATGGCTGTTCCGCCTTTGGGTCAACGTCAGCAACAATGCGGACGCCTACGTTATTAGGATTACCGCCAGCGTGTTCCTGGACAAACTTAAAGATGTCCTCGGCCGTTACGCCTTCGCGCTTGCGCTCCTCAGGCAAGGCATTGATACCTGCAAAAGTGATTTCCTGAGCGACTTTCTTAGTGACTGCTTTAGCCATGATAAGTTCCTTTCTACGAACTTGCGAGTCCAGCACCATTGCTGGCTACCCATATAGATTAGCAAATAGACCTTCCTATGTAAACACCTAAATTGTCATAATGAACAAAAATGATAGCCGAAGGTAGAACGGCAGAAGTCCATGGACCTCTCACGACTTCACATGAATTCAACCGCGATGGACGACGAACGAGGAGCCAGTGATCACTCTTCGTCGTTCTTCATCAATCTATCTACGACCTCTGCCCATCCATCTTTGTCTCTCGGCCAATCCATCCTGTAATCGTATGCGGGATCATTATCAATCAATCTCTGTGCCAGATGCCTACCATCCATAAATAATAGGGTCTGGGAGGAGGGATGATGAACCAAGTTCCAAACGCATCCACCAACATCAGTTCTTGAGGTCTGCCATGCAATCTGGTGAGGACGCCACTTTGGGAACTTCTTGTCAGACTTTGTCGTAAGAACCTTTAACTCTACCCAGAAGTCCTTGCCATTCGCGCAACCGTTGACATCAGGCACACCTGGACTCGCCCATGACTCCATCCTTACCCAATGGACATCAAGGTGGCGTGTGCCATCCCGTAGGGCTTTCCATAATTTAGACTCAGGCTTCGGTGTTGGCACTCGGGTGAACTTCTATTTCTTGGAAGTCCGCATCTATGGTGGGCTGGGTCGCTTCTACCAGTTGGGGGAACTCTTGCTGTATGCGTTTGATTTCTGCCATAACCTCATTGCGATCCATCTGGTCAATTTTGCCCATTAGGATTTCCTTACGGTCAATGTAAAGTCCGGCGGCTTGGCCTCTTGACTTTTCAGCAGTGACAGCGGCGGCGTAGTTCCCGTTCTGCAAAGCAGTGTCACGGATCTCAGCCAGCTTCTTAACGTGGCTTTCAAACGTAACCTCAAACTTATGTTGCAGTTCATTCTTGATATCGCGTATGCGTTCCAAAACTTGGGGGTAGTCCCGTCCGTTCAACATACGGCTTGCGATGGCGTGTGCATTGGACTCTGCGTAGCCAGCGCGAAGTGCGGCCTCGGTTTGCGTAACTTCCTCTGTTGCATAAATCATTGCAAACTTTTCTTGCTTGGGTGTCAGCCCTACTTCCACCCGAGGGTTTGCAACAACGTCCAGAGTATTCTTATGTGTGACTTTCGCTTTCGGCATAATTACACTCTACTTTCCTATAATAGTAACCGCAATAGAAATCGACTCTTTTAAAAAAGTGTAATCTCCAAGCTCGCGTAGGGGCTCAAAGTTTTAACTTCAATATCTACTTTTGTATGATAAGTTATTGTTTTGATTAGATAGCCAGATATCGTATATTGTAATATCGGATGTATCACTTCACCTGTTATTTCATTTTAGGTACTATATATAAAAGTGACAGAATATCTGAAAGAGAGCCATGGTGCGTTGACCATGACCCCCTGATTTATTACCACCAGCAGTGATAGATGACTTTTTGCCCATCGTCCAGTGCTTGCAGTGCTTCTTCACAGAAGTGAAGGTCGGTGGTTTTTTCTTCCTGAACAATTTGTTCTTGGAATTGGTGACCGTAGAAAAAGCCGCCTTCACAAAAATCATCGGCGTACCCGTTGTTGACGGCTTTTACCAGAGCGATGATATCTTCGCGGTTGAGCTCCATATCTTGACAGTTTAGCTCAACTGCGTCTTTGCCGGTTTTTTCTACCCAGCGTTTTTCCATGAAGGTTTGGAGGCGACTGTGTTTGCGCCAATAGAAATCTTTTTGGGCGAGTTTTACAGTGTACTCTTTACCTTCGTCGTCAGTGCGCTTTTCCTCGCGCGGATTAATGAAAGCGTATTGATCAAGACCCATTGTTTTGCTCCTTTTGTTCTAAAGCACACTCAATGCAACAGGTGGGCGATTCGTAGGCTTCGGTAAGAAACGCACACTCGTCGCAACCTTCAACTGGTAATATATCTTCTATTTGTACCTTCATTTGTACCTCCGTTGGTTGACTCTGTAGGCTACTGCCTACCCATATATAATAAGGGGTGAGGGGGCAGGAAGTAGCCTTTTTTGTTCGTCCTGATAATATTGTTATCAGTCCAAAATGAGCAGGATGATGAGTAGCCCTATCACACCTAGAATAGAAAATAGAATCATGGTTAGTGGTTCCCGGAAAGTGGGCGGGGGACAATGCCCCCGCCCGATTGAGTTATGCCGCCCAACGGTCAGCGTGTAAGGCTATAATGTAATCATAGATGGACTGTTGCCCTTCCTCATCCTGAGCATAGATTACCTTGCGGCAACTTTCATACCCATACCCGTCAAACTGCACATTGGTTAAAAGATAATGTGTAACCTGACCAACTTCCTGAGGAATATAAACTGTGGTGATGGCAATAAACTGGTCATCACTGATATCCACGGTGAGGACATTTTCGTTGAGGATAGGGTCGCTGAAAAACTTGCCATCAGCGAGGACTTTTACGCTTTTAAGAAATTGTGTAGCCATTGCTACCTCCTTTTGTTGATGTAGCCACCATTGGCTACCCTTATATAATAATGTATGAGGGTTAAAAGTGGCTCTTTTGTACTCGTCGGGACAAAAAAGACGGCCACCGAAGTGGCCGCCAGTCTAAGGGAGGAGAAAAAGTGAGTAAACTCTCTTCTTGCATTAATATCGTTACTCATCTTATCCAATCCTGCAAGCCTCAATTCGGGAGACCGAGATTAGTGGTTGATTCCAACACCTTATCCATGAGCCGTTGTGCTCGCTCGGCGGTAACTTCATCAATCCACATTTCAATATCATCGGGCTCCATCCCAAGATGTGCTAATTTTGTTGCACAGAGGCGAGCATCAATCTCGCCTTCTATGAACTGGAACTGCACTTCTTCTTGCTGTTCCATCATCCATGCTTTGACTTTACCCATAATCAATCTCCTAATCCGTAAAGTATGTTGTGGATAGAAGCGGGTTTGCTTTTATCCAGTTTCAGCCTGTAGCCATCCCAATCATAATAGCCGTGGATAGTGGGCATTTTGCGAAACGTCCCTTTGATCACCACC